GTTGCGTGCTGTGCCATAATCGTTGTTGGCAGTCTTCTTGAACGTCAAGGCCTTGCGCACCACCCCGAGTTCGAAGTAGCCCACGTACCTACCCAAGAGTGCAGAATGCACAAAGGTGCGCTTGAGGAAAGACGTGGTGTCCTCCGTGTATGCAGCAACCATCTCAGTGCCCTTGGCAGTAGGACCAAACTTCATGCCAAGTTCTTCGGCGCGCAACGCCACCTCAAAGTTGTCAAAACGATGTTCCCTACTGTGGCAAGCGTCGCTCACACGGTTGAAAACGTCATCTCCAAAGTTGGCCGTGAGGACGTGGGTCTGAAACGGCTCCACTGGATACTCATAAGTTGTCACCCACCTGTAGTAGAAGTACCTCATCACCCACGAGTTCACAAACGAATTCCAGTACGACGTGATGGCTAAACCTGAGGCCATAGTCCCATCGACATCATAAACCACTCCACACACAACGTACGTGGGCTTGGCTAGCGACGAGATGAGCGTGCGAATGGCTATCAACCTGCCAACTGGAGTGACTGCTGCGATGCCTTTGGTGAACGCATCACGAGCAGCGTCCAGCACGACTTTCTGCAAGGACAGATCATAACCGGAGAAATCGCCCGCTCCGTAATCGCCATGGGTGGCAAATTCCTTCGCCGTGCGTGCAAGCACATCCCATTCCGGGCTCATGGAATCAATCCCAATCATAGCCTCGTAACCATGTCCTCTGCTTGCTGCAAGGCGGCTGAAATACGGGGTAACCAGCATACGAGTCAGGATCACGACGTGCATTTGGCCTACCAGGAACACGCGGATCTTCTCGCTTCCAGCCACCTTCGCTTCATCTTTCAGAGCGGCCCGGAAGAGAGCCGCAATGCTTTCGCCAGCGTCGAGTTTTGCCAGTGAGGCCTCAATGAGAGCGGCCACCTCCGGAATCGGATACAGCCCCCCCCTCTCAGCATCATGGACGAGGTACTTTGTTTTCTGGCCCGCCAGCCCCACGCCAGCTGCGGTGCCGATCTTCAGCGGCTTTATGCCCAGCTCGGGGCAACCATTCACCGCTTCAAAAATGCTCAGAGTCCTCACTTCCTCGCTTCCCAAGCACCTGGCAGTGTCGCCGGCTAGGTCTTCAGTGGCCAGTCGAGCACACACTTCGTCGAGTACCACAGGGTCTTTGTCAGTCCCTTTGATAAACCGTCCATAGTGCACACGACTACGAGGATTTGGCGGCATGACATACTCGGATTCCCCCAGAAGCGCAGCCACCTTTTTGTTGCCGTTAAACACTGATGGGTGCAACCGCGACACAAATCTGCTGGCGGCGGCAGTGTTCTGGTCGTCCTCATTAAGCAACACCCCTGTAAGGCGGGCATTCTTGAGTGCGTGGAAATCGGGTTTCAAGTCAAACGGAATCCTGGAAGGGCCGGGATGCACATGTAGCGGACCAAGGAACGGTACTGGCGCGCCTTCGGCAACCGCCACTGGGACGC